CGCAATTTACCCAGCAGCAAGAATTGATTAATGAAATAGAAATTAGCCAAATAACGTTAGAATTAGAATTTCAACAAGACTTGGAAAACTTGCAAAATGTGATTGATGGTCAGATTTCAGATTTAAATTCTTTGATAACGTCTGGACAACAAATAACAGATTCCTTCTTAGAAGAACTACAAGCACAGATAAGTGATTTAGTAGAATTAACAACTCAACAAGCTGAACAGATTACCCAATTACAGGAAACATCTACAGAAGGTTCTAATCCATTTATAATGTCGTTGGTAGTTATTTCTAATAACGAGGATTGGGGTACAGTTTCACAAAGTTCAGGTCAGTACCCTTACGGAACGCAGCTTACATTGACTGCAATTCCAAACACAGAAAAAGGATACAGATTCGTAAGATGGGTTGGCGTATTGACAAGTTCAACACAAAATCCATATACCATAACAATTACACGAAATCAAGTGATTGAGGCTATATTTGAACGTACACTCGATTTACATTAGTGGCTAAGAAAAAAACAAAAGAAGAAATAGAAGTTAATACATTGAACTATACCGCACTTTCCTGGTGTATGTTAAATGGGTATAAGATATATCCTAAACCTATGCCTGCCTGCAAAGGCAGAGGTGAATGCAACCAATACAAAATAGTTATAGAAAGAGCAGGAAAGAAGCGAATAGGCGAGAAGGTCTATTCTTACATAGAATGTCAAAACAAAATATGGAAAATTTATGATACGTTATATAGTAAGCAGAAAAACAAAACACATTAGATTTGTGTTACGACACATTACGTCATTGAATAATGAAATCAATCAGATTTCATTTAAGATGATTCAATCAGAAGAAGGTAGTTTCAGAGAGAAATACTTTGTCGAAAAGATAAGAATAAAAGCTATTCTATTAAAAAAATACAATAGAAGGTTAAAAACATTATTACTATAATGGGTAGAAAACCAATAGAAAGAAAATATCTAAAGCCTACCGATGGTCGTAAGAACAACGGTAGGTCTAAAGGAGAGGTTTACAAGAAACCTGCAACACCAAAGACTTACACGAACAAGGCTAAGAAGGAACGTATTTCTTCATACGCTATTCACGCTATGAAAGAAACCTTTGGCACAGAGAAGGGTGCTTTTCTTGAATTAGCAAAACAAGCTAAAGAAGGTTCTTTTCCTCACATGAAGTTATTCCTTGAATATGCTTATGGTAAGCCAGAAGATTTAGTTGCTTCTGACAATAAGGGTCGAGGTCAGACTTTTAATATACAAAATATATTTACTGGTAACACTACTGCTACGACACAAGATGACACAGACTTTGAGATTGTAGAGGATGAGGTTTAAAGAGTCCTTAAAACAAGGCAAGGTACACGAAGAAGTAGTATTAAAAAGATTGAAAAAAGCATATCCTTCTGCATACATCGTAGAAGGATACTTCAAAGAGTACGACATCTTTATACCCGAAATAAATAAATCAGTGGAGGTTAAATCAGATGTTAAGTCAAAATATACTGGAAATATAGTTATAGAAACTTCCTTTGGAGGTAGACCATCGGCTTTAAGCACAACTAAAGCCGATTTTTGGATTATATATGATGGTTATGACTATAATGTATTCAAGACAAGTGAAATTAGAAAGTGTATTGCTGAAAATGGACTAAAACTTGTTACATTTATCGGAAATGGAGATTATAAAAGTAAAGAAGCATATTTAATGCCAAAGAAAACCCTTTATAGATATAAAAATCAATGAGTATACCTATATTACATCCAAAATACAATGCGCTTGGAGACCACAGTAGGTACTTTGTAATTACGGGTGGTCGTGGTAGTGGTAAGTCGTTTGGTATTTGTGTTTTTCTTGTTCTCCTTACTATGGAACAAGGACACAAGATACTTTTTTGTCGTTGGACAATGATTACTGCTTCTGTTTCAATCATACCCGAATTTATAGAAAAGATAGAACTTCTTGGTCTTACAAATGAATTTAACATAGGCAAGGATGAAATAGTAAATGTAAGGACTGGTTCTGCTATAATATTTAAAGGTATTAAGACTTCGGCAGGAAATCAAACTGCAAACTTGAAATCCCTACAAGGGATTACAACGTTTGTTTTAGATGAAGCAGAAGAATTAGTGGATGAAGATATATTTGACAAGATTGACCAATCTGTAAGGGTAAAAACAAAACAGAATAGGGTTATTTTAATATTAAACCCTGCTACTAAGGAACATTGGATTTATCAGAGATTTTTTGCATCTAAGGGGGTGAATCCTTCTACCAACGAACAAAGTGAAGATACGACTTACATCCATACAACTTATTTAGACAACAAGAAACATTTATCTGAATCATTCTTGAATAACTTAGAATGGATTAGAAGAAATAGACCAGATAAGTACAACCATCAAATACTTGGTGGTTGGCTTGACAAAGCCGAAGGTACAATTTATAATAATTGGTCTGTTGGGAAGTTCAACGAATACGCACCCACTTTGTTTTGTCAAGATTTTGGTTTTTCAGCAGACCCCACAGTCCTATGTAAAATCTCAGTTGACAAAAGTAAAAAGAAAATATGGGTTAAAGAAATGTTTTCACAGATAGGTATGTCCACTAAGCAGATAGGGCGATCTAATAAGAAGTATGCTGTGGATGACTTGATAATTTGTGATAGTGCAGAGCCAAGACTTATAACGGAACTTTCTGAATACTGTAATATTAAACCTACCATAAAAAGAATAGGAAGTATACTTAGTGGTATTGCACTCTTACAAGACTTTGATATTATTGTCGATGTTCATTCTGTGAACATCGTTAAAGAATTAAATAATTACGTTTGGCATCAGAGAAACCAAAAACCAATCGATAATTGGAATCACTTTTTAGATGCTATCCGTTATGGATTAGATTACTTTATGAAAACTGCAAATAAGGGAAAGTATGTCATAAGATGACATACGTTTATATAAATTAAATTTACACTTATGATTAATAAAATAATTTACACTTTAGGTCAAATAGCTAATGATAAGCTATTACACTTCTTTTACGGAACTATATTAGGTTTTATATTTGTTATTCCCTTCTCGTGGATTGGGATTCTTTTAACATTAAAGGTGGCAATCATAAAGGAATGTATAGACTTTATACGGTACGACATAGATGGTAAGCACTACAAAGTAAAGGAAGGTCTATGGGATATTCTATTTACAACTATACCTTCTGTTTTATTTTACATCATTACTTTGATATATTAAAAATATTGTTATCTTTGTACAGAATTTAAAAACACACACATGGAAACAGTAGACTACGGAAACCCATTCCACAAAGATGAATTAGAAAACGAGTGCAGAGAATGTGGAGACCCTTGCGAGGGAGATTGGTGTTCTGGGACTTGCTTCGAGGCATCATTATTATAGATTTTTTTGTTTTATATATATTTAGTTTTGTTTTAATTTGGAAAGACCCTCACAGAAATGTGGGGGTTTTTTTATGCTTTAACATATTATTTTTGATTTAGTATGTGTATGGTAGCGACATTCATGTCGTTGCCATTAGATATTTTATAGCAAAAACTTTGATTTTTCCGCAGTCTCTTATAGAGAGACTTGGTGGTTAATAAAATGTTAACTATATTTGTATCAACAAAAACAAATATTAAAAGATAATAGAAATGACAGAATTAGAATCAATATTAAAAAACTTAAATAAAATAGGAACTGAACTTTATAATAAGTTTGGAACAGACAGTTACAATATTAGATGTGAACTGCACGACATTAAAGAGCAATTAAAAGCTATTAATTATACACCTTGTTTGGAATATATAAAAGATGAAAATATACCCATCGTTGATGATTGGATAAAAGACTTAGGGTATACACAAATAGGATCTAGTTACCTTTATAAAAATGGTGGAACTTACAAGGATAGAGAGCAACTTTGTGAAGATTATAAAAAAAATTTTGCCTTTAATATAAATGCCTAAACAAAGAACAACAGATTGGATGCCAAACTATATGCCGTCTGATGAAGAAAGAAAATGGTATGAATATGGTATAAAGAAAGAAATAAAAATATCACCTAGAGCAGCAGAGCAAGGAATTAATCCAAAAAAATGGTATATAGAAATATTTAGTAAAAACAAATGGGTAAGGTCACCCCATGTTTACGACAAACAAACAATATGGCCAGAATTTTATAAAATGTATAAATATTATTATGATAAGCATAGATGAAGAATACAGAGTACTATTATCAGCAATACTCAATGGAGGATCTGATAAGGAGGATAGAACAGGCACAGGGACGAAAAGTGTCTTTGGAAGAAGCATACAACATGACATGCGATTGGGTTTTCCATTATTAACAACAAAATTTATTTCTTTTAAATGTGCTAAAGCAGAAATAAGATGGATATTAAACGGAAGAACTGATATAAAATTTTTAAATGACCATGGTGTAAAATATTGGGATGCAGACTATAAAAGATCAAAAAGAATAGACGGAACATTAGGCAAAATATATGGTTATCAATGGCGTAATTTTAATGGTGTGGACCAAATAAAAGAATTAATACAAACTATAAAATCAAATCCTTCTTCAAGAAGA